CGACCCCCCTTCCGTGTAATGCTTCCCGCAATGCGGGCAAGTGTAGTCAAAAACTGTATATTCGGGTTCTTCAGGATAACCCATTTTCTTTGTTCCCCCTTTCGTTTATTTTGGGCTTCTTCCGCCCCGTCGGGACCCGACCGTTCGGACCACGACGGCGGGGAAGGAACCCCGCGCTGGTTACATTCCCCTGAAGAAGACGGGTACAGTTTCCAGGCCAAGCTTGACGGCTATCGCCAATCTGTGAAGCCCGTCCCATACTATCTTTGAACCGTCTTCCCGAATCCTGATTTCGATTGGTTCCAGGATACCGTTTTCCCGAACGTCTTCCAGAAGCTTATCGTTTATCTCGACAAGCGGTAATGGAAGCCTGGTTTCGATTTTCAATACTTCAGTCAGCGGTATCTTCATTCAATCTTCCTTCCGGCTAGTCAACCCAACCATTATCAGTATAAAGGATATGTATTGCCCTTGTCAAGCCCCCTTTTCGAATTGAAGCTGAATCTGGAATCAAAGGTATCATTCTTTTGGGCTATTACTTTAGTCATGCTTTTGGGTGATTTTGGTTGACAAAGATGACTTTAGTAAACAAAGGTAACTTCGCCCTGTAAGCGAAATTGGCGGGACCCGAAAGGAATTATACCAGGACGGGGCCTGAAGCCCCTTGTTGGCCGTCTTGGGGCCGCTGGTAAGGGTAAAAAGTGGGCCCTGGGGAATTGCCCGATAATCCCCAGGGCCACGTCCGAAAGGAAGACGTCCAGGGGTAAGGTCGAACCCCTGGCGCGCTAACCCGCCGTCAATAACCTGGCAAGGATAGTTCCGCCCAGAGCCCCGCTTCCAGTCAGAAAAGCAATCAAAATCCAGAACTTGATTTCAAGTTTGCCGACCTTCTTCCTGGTCGCGTCCAGGTCGTCGCAATTATCCGTGACCTTCCCGACCAGGCCCTTGTCGGCCGTATCCGGAACCCCGATTAAAAGCGTTTCCATTCGAACCATTCGTTCGCGGACGTCGAAGATTGCGTCTTCAGGAGTCATATTCGACGGTCGGTTTTCCATTACCATTTCCCCCTTATGATAAGTCTTCCTGAAGGATTAGTTCCCCCAGGGTCAAGTAAGTGCTGGTCGCCCCGCCCAGGCCGTCGGTTTCCAGAAGGCATGACCATTCCAGGTCGCCCGTCGGAACCACGGTCAGGGTATCAATCAGGACGCCGTTCAAGTAACATTCGACGGAAGTCGCCGAAATCAAAAGGAATTCGACAACGTAGCGGGTATTAACCAAAATGGTTTGGGTTCCCGAAGCGTCAATGGCTGAAGCATTGCCCGCTTGGAATTGCCATATCGCCCCCGTCCATACCAAGCCGAAATAATGTTCGGAAAGGTAATTGGGAAGTACGACCCCTGGCGTTCGGCGAAGTCCAATGAAGACGCCGGTATCCGCGACATTGTGGTCAATGGCGAATTCCTGGCGATAATAAGGCGAACGACTGGCATGGAAGGAATTGTCCAGGGCATTGTTTTGTTCGACAATCTGACGAACGTAAACAGTCCCGAACGCATTGTTCGCAACTTCCATTACGGCTTGCCCGAAGCCGCCCATTGAAAACGTGCCGCTTCCCCCCGTCGGCGTTTGAATAGAGTAATTCGCCGAACTGTCGTCTTCCCAAGCCAACGTTACTTCCCGAATAAACTTGTGAAGCGCGGTCCTGGGGCCGGCGAATAGCTTGCTGTAATGCCCTTCGTTCCACGGTTTCGTTGATAGACCAATCCTTTCGGTACCCGCGGAAGGAACCACGTCTTCTTCCAGGGCAATGTCCACGCCCGCTTCGCCCTTCAGATACGCCAGGTTATCCACAAGGTCGGTATTCCAGATTGAAGCGGTAATCAGGTCGCCTGTTGCTCTTATTGTTGGAGTAGTCCACGCCATTATTCCGTACCCCCTTTCACCAATAGTTCGACCGCGTGTTCTTCGTTTTCACGCTTCAGGCCGGCTAGGGTTTCCTGAGGGAACCAGTTCCGGTTCCCCAGGGGTCGAACGATTAGCAGTTCTTCGATTTTGACCCGTTCTTTCGGGAAGACCAGGCGGCGGAACTTGTGTCCCATATAGGAATTCAGGCATGAACAACAAAAGTAATAGCCTTCTTCCCAAGCGTATTCGCCGCCCCCGCATTTCGGGCAAACGACAATCCAGCGACCTTTGTTGACGAATGCCAGGACGGGTTCCAGGGTATCGTCCAGGCCGGCGTCGGGAATGCGAAAGCGTTCCCGTAATCGCCCCAGGCGGAACTTCCGCCAGTCGGCGAATGTCATTATCCTGGGACCTGGTCTTCCCAGGTTCGCGAACCAGGTATTCGCCGTTATCAATTCGTTCATATCGCCCCCCTTCGGTTAGAATCCTAATACGGTTGTTTCCCCGATTTCGGAAAAGCCGACTTCGCCCAAAATCCAAAAGATTTCTTCGACCGTCCCCGCGGCCCTTTCGATATACCAGGTCGTTTCGGCGACAAGGCCGCCTTCGTTGAACGCGTAATCCTGGACGACCTTGTTAATATAAAAGTCGCGGTCGAAGCCTAATCGGGACGAAGCAAGCGTTATCCGGTCGCCGATTTCCCGCGTCAAGCATTGAATTTTAATGGAAGTATCGGGCCAGTCCGTCCTATGGGCGATTTTGGCGGAAACGGCCCTGGGAACGGGGTCCTTATATTTACGCTTCAGATATTGCGCGTATGAAACAATATCGTTCGGGTTCGACTTGAAAGGTAAGTCCAGGTCAAGCGACCGAATTCCGTGTAACGTTTGACTGGTCGCGTCTTCGTCGGTCAACGCCATTACTTCTTCGCCGTAAAGCGTCCCATAAACCAGGGCGGTTCGGTCTTCAGGCGCGCCAGCGGGCGGCGTATCGGGAACGACCAACCAGGCCCCGACCGTCCCGTTGTTCGTGAAGACCATTTTGACCGATTGGCCGTATTGAGTTTGAACCAGGGATATATCCGCCGTTACGTCAACGCCCGACTTGTCGGCGACCGTGTTCGCGTTCCAATGTGTCCCTTTGACCAGGGTATCGTAAGCCGCCAGGGGCGAATTCATATCGGCCCAAAGAGTAAGCGACGTTTGTTGGGGAACATACGGGGCCCCCGCGTCGCCGGCATGGGCCGACCAAATAAGGTCGTCTTCCAGGGTCGCCAGGTCATAACCCGAAAACAAGGTCGCCCCGCCGCCGGCATAATAACGGCGGCCGCGAAGATTGATAACGTTCTTCACAAGCCGCTTTGTATATTCGTAATCAAGTTCGATTGACTTTTCCGCGAAGTCATATTGGGATACTAGCCCGTCGCCCGTCAACCTGTGGTGACGATTATGCCAGGTCGCGATACCAACCGGCGAAATGAAGAAGCGGCCGTTTTCGACCCTTTCCAGAACGCGTATCGCTTCCAGGGCGTCAATCTTATGGAACCAACCCAATTGAAGAACGTCAACGCCAGCGTCCAGGTTACGGTCGCCCGCGGGCCAGGCGACGGCGTCCAAGACGTCGTCCGCCAGTTCGCCGCTTTCGGTATTTATCCGAAGGGCCGTGCTGATTTTAGTTCCCTTCATATCGTCCATTCCGTCCAGGACGTTGATATAAGCGTATGGGTTCCCCTTTTCGGCCAACGGGTCAATGTTATCAATGCGGACCTTGAATATGTTATATTTGACATATTCGTATATTTCAAAAACCACGACATAGACCCCGATTTGAAGTATAGGATAGAAGGCGCCCGCCACGTTTTCGGGGGAAAAGTCGCCGTTGCGATTGTCACAAGTAAGTTGACATACGCCCGACGTCGCTTCCGCAAGTTCAGCGTCTTCCCCGCGTTCAGTATGTATGGCCAGGATATAGTCCGAAATGTCAACCGTAGTTACCCCGTCAGTTATTTCGACAATTACGCCCGACTTTGGGTAACGTAGATGTTTAGGGGAAATCCCAACCGCCCCGTTCAACCAATTGGGACTACCGTCGCCCTGTGAGATAGAAGCGACGTGGGACGGCGAAGCCTTATTCGAAATATCAATAATGGTGAAGGCGTCAAAGGCATACGCCGCTATATAAGCAAAATCCCCATCTACAAAAACCTCTGTGGCCCCCGCTAACCAATTAGGCGACTCCGACCCGTAAATATAACCTTCAATCGAAGGTGAACCAGGCGTTGAAACATCAACGATTGTTAAACCATTGTCCCAAGTTACATAGCAATAATCGCCGTCTTTCCATACGTCTTGTGCTAAATTCAACCAACTGGAAGAAGTAACCTTTCCCCTGAAGGAAGGGTTAGCGGGGTCGGATACGTCTATAACAACCAAACTGTCATTCCCATTGGAAGCGATATAAGCGTAATCACCTTCGACATATAGCCTTAAAGGATTACTTAATTGACCAGCCGCGGCCTTGATAGTTCCGGCGTGCGTAGGATTGGTCGGGTTGGATATATTGAAGATGGTAAGGGCGTCGTCGCCCAAAGCAATGACATACGCGTAATCACCTATAACGTGAACGTCCCTGGCATTCCCTAAAAAATTAGGAGTACCCGCGCCGTGGATTTCGCCGACGTGTGTAGGATTGGTCGGGTCGGATATATCGAAGATGGTAAGGGCGTGTTGTGTGTATGACGTGATGTAAGCGTAATTCCCCTGAACCCATAGACCGTAAGGTTCGCCAAGCTTATTTTCCGCCGTATGCCTAACGAAACCTTCAAGCGTAGGATTGGTCGGGTCGGATATATCGAAGATGGAAAGCGAATTATCCAGGGCCGAACTGACAAAAGCATAATCACCGACCACATATACCGACCGCGCGTAGTTTAGATAGTTTGGCGTACCCGCGCCCCGAATATACCCCGCGTGTGTAGGAGTACCAGGCGTCGTTATATCAAAAATGGTAAGGGCGTCGTCAACATAAGAAGCGATATAAGCGTAAGGCATTTTACCTTCCCAACCTTTCGCTTTCGCGACTGAAGCGTTGAACCTTGTCCGAAAATTGCCTGGCGTCGGAACGTGAACCCATGAAAGCTTGCGTTTGAATATTGACGGTCGTTCCGCCCCTGAAGCCGCCAGTCGCGGCGACAATGCCGGCGGTCGCGGCCCCCGCAACCCCCAGGCCGATTCCGATACGGGCCCAACCGACGGGACCCGAAAGGGCGGCGACAATAGTCAGAACAATCGCCAGCGGGCGCAAGGTCGCAATCAGGTTCCGGAGATATGGAAGCATGGTCCCGATTGCGGATACGGTCATAAGTATCGCGCCCCCCGTCATCATAAAGGTTGACGCCGTCTTCGCCAGCGGGCTATCTATTTGGCCCAAAAGGGAACCGACGGCGGTCAACGCGCCCCCCATTGCCGTTAATGCGGCGTTCAACTGAAGGCTTTGTATTTCAGCTTGTTGGGTCACTTGACCGAATGTCTGCATTTGAACCGAAGCTTCGTCTTGCATTCGTAAAACGATTGTCGTCGCGGCTTCATTCGCCATATTTCGCCCCCTTACGGTTGCCAGTCGCCCCCGAACTGGACGACGTTCTTCACGCCCTTATAAATCAGTAACTTTTCAATAAGGCCCTGGGGCCATTCGTCAATTACCTGGGGCGGGAAGCCGATTTCAGTTATTATCAATGCTTCTTCCAATTCCGGCGGCAAGCGGTATCGGTTCGGTAACTTCAGGGCCAGGAAAAGCCCTTCCCCTAGTTCCCGCCGCCGCCCTTTGCTAAAGGGCCCATATTCCCGTATAGCAAGTTACATTCCTTGACTAGCCTTCCCCGTATCCGTTCCGATAAACCGTCAAGCGTTTCCTGGTCAACCGGCCCAAACGCCCATTCCTTGACCTGGCCAACGATTATCCTGTCGTTGACGGCGTCGTAATCAATAGCCCCCAGGTCAACTTCGACCTTCGTCGGGCCTTCGACCTTCGGCCCTTCTTCGCCTTCCTGAACTGTCAATACCGGCGGCTTGCCGTTGGGGTATTTCAGGAAGGGTCGGGTCAAGACGTTGACCGCCTTTTGGGTTCCGTGTCGAAGCTCGACGTAAAAGATAGCGTATGGCCGCTTTTTAAACGGCCCGAAGCCGCCGCCTTCGTCCAGTTCGACCTTCTTCATTTCGGGCTCATAAGTCATTTTGTCCTCCTTTCGGTATATTACTAAAGTTCGCCTTCGGGCTTATACTGTATAGGTCCCACGGCTTACGGTTCCATTGACCTGAAGTTCACAACGGGCCGAAATCATTTGGCCGACCCTGGAAAGTATCTGGAAGTTCCGAACCCAGGCGTTCCCATAATATTTAATATCGCCGTTGGCCTTCCCTTCAGGACCGTAATCAAAGGCGACGGCCGCGTTATGCGTCCGAAGCGGTCCCAGGACGGTATCGGAACCGACCAGGGCGTCGTCCGACCAAAGAAGTTCCAGGGTAATGACCACGTTTTCCAGGATAGGGTAAAACATTCGCCCCGTGTCATTTAACGTCGTCGCTTCGGCCAGTTCCCGCGGTCCAGGAAGCCCGTCAATGGAGACAATATAAGGCGTTAAATCCCGAAGGGTTCCTGGACTAACGTCCGTAATCTGGAATACTGATTGCCCGCTATCGAATAAGACTGTCATGTTACGTTACCCCCTTTCCGCTGATATAGGCCCCGATTTTTTCGCCCATTTCGTTGACTACCCGCTGGACTTGCGGCATAAGCATTTGAAGGACGCGCCGGTGATATGGGTTCGGAAGCGCGGGGCCAACCGACTTCCGGAAGAATTCCTGGTCGCCAATGAAGAAGTGAAGGGCCTTCACGTTTACGGCGTGAACCGGCCCGCGTCCTTCACGGACGATATACCCGTAATAAACGCCTTCAGGCGACTTCGCCGCCTGGCGGATTTCCAGGGCTTGCCGCATTCCCCCGCCGATTATCTGGAAGACGGTTGTCCTGGCCAGCTTGCCAGTCACCTTCGGGGTCGCGTTTGCCAGGGGCCCCGTCCCCGTGGCCGGCACGAATAGCCTTCCCAACTTCCGAAGCCCTTCGTTTAGTGTAATGCGGGCGACTGTATCCCCCGCTTCGTTCACGCGCTTATTAAGTTGCGAAAGTTCAGTATAATCGTAATCAATCGCTTTCATTATTCCACCCTCTGTGGGTTGTAAAATTCCAGGACGTCCAACGAATGCCGGCGTCCCCGATAACGCCCCTTCCTTGCCGAAATCACGTCGGCGGTTGGTGAAAGGGTCATATCCGTTCGTTGAACATTCGCCGTCCCGTTCAAGCGCGGGTATTTCGCCAGTATGTCAATGACCTTTTGGGTTTCGGTCCCGACCCTGGTATCAAGTTCGGTCAGTTCCCCGCGCCAGGGAACCAGGACGTCAACGTTCAATGACCAAATGCGGCGTTCCATTTGAAGGGATATGCTTTCCCGCCGTAGCTGGCCATAAGACACGACGACAAGGCGGTCAAGCCCTTTCCCCAGGGCCCGTCTATCATAAACGAAGCAATTCGTATCGTCGAAGTCGGCGTGAAGCTTAATCGTTGCGGCGACCTTGTCTTCAATTACCCTTTGGCTCATTTATTGCCTTCCTTTTCGCCTTTTGTCTTATACTCGATTTTTTACAGGCTCGATTTTCTGCCGGCATTTCCGGAGTCGCCAGCTCGTCGTTGTCCAAATAAAGGCTAATCGGCTTCCCCCTTCTTCAGGACCCGACGCCCTGGATAATCCCCTTGACCACGCTTGAAGATAGGAAGCTTTTCGTTCCCTTCGTCGTCTTGCGCGGAACCAGCGGCCAGGTTTCCCAAGCGGCGGGTCCGCCGACCGGCGCGAAGGCGGTTTTCCCTGATTGCCTTCAATGCCGACTTGAACTTGTTCCCGTAAGTCGTTGCGCGGTCGGTCGCGGGGCTTTCGACTTCTTCCGTCGGGTCGTAACCTTCGGACGGGACGGTCGAAAGTAAGACCGCCGCGGCCCCGAAAGCATTGGCCGCCTTCAGGAACGCATAAGCGGTCGGGTAATCGGCTTCGACCACGGGGACGGTATAACCGACCTGGTCCAGTTCCCGATTCAGGTCGGCGGCCGCGTTGTCCAGTTCGGCTTCGACCTGGTCCAGCGACGGGACCGTCGTTTCCGAAAAGGTCCGGTCTTTGACAATATCGCCAATAAGACGTTCGACGTCTTCGTGTTCCGCGTATGTGTTCGCGCCAACTGTCATAATGACCCCCTATTCGAT